GTCGTCGGAGCCCGAGGGGGTGACGCGGCTGCGACGGCTCTTGTGCGCCCTGCGGCCCGACAAGCGCGGCCCGTTCGGGTGGGCATGGGACGGCGACCGCCCGACCGACGAGCGCCCCAGCGTTACGCCCGAGCGGGTGCAGTCGACGGCCGAGGTTCCCGCGATCCCCGTCGACGCGTTCGCGACGGCTGCGGAGCCGACGGCGGGCGCTGCTCTCGCGGTGCGGCTCGACCGCGAGGCCGGGCGGCTCACCTACGCGCTGACGCGCCTCGAGGGCGCCGAGCTCGCCGCGGCCCGCGTCGCGCTGCGCGGGGTCACGGCCCTGTCGTGGCTCCAGCGGAACGGCACGCTGCGGTGGGGGCCCGACGCGGTCTACCGCGAGCTGGCGTTCTCGCTGGGGCGCGAAGAGCAAGTGGCGCGGTGGAAGAGCGACGCGGCGGGCGCGGCCCGCGGCGCGGTGGTGTGGGGTGCGGCTCGCGTCGACGAGGCAGTGGCTACGTGGGCAACGATGGACGTGGTGTTGACAGGACGTGCGGACCGTGCAGAATAAAGGACATCACGCCCCTTGTGTCAGTGGCACAGCCATGTCTGACACCGGCGCGATCCCCACGATGCCGGACGGCTGGATCGACGCAACTGCCCTTGCGGAGCTGCTGCGCTACAGCCCGCGTCAGGCCCGCCGCGACCTCGCAACGTGGGAGCGCGAGGCGGCCGTCGGCCGTCACGCTCCCCGCACGCGACGCTGGCGCACGGGAGCGCCCGGCCGCCCACCTCTCCTCGCGTGGGCCGACGACGTGCTCGCACATCTCGCCCTCGACGTAGCAGCATGAACCGCCCCGCGTCACCCGAGGTCATCGCGCGCCCGCGCAACACGTTCCCGACGAAGTGGCTCGACGAGATCGAGGCGATGATCCTGCGCGCCGAGGCCCCCGCCGACTTCGTGCCCGCGCTCGCGAAGCAGTGGCAGCGCACGCCGCGTCAGGTGTGGCGCTACGTCGCGAAGGTGCGCGCTCGCCTCGTCGAGCGAGCGAAGGCGCACGACCCCGACGCCGACCGCGAGCTCGTGCGCGCGCTGCTGCTCAACGCGTACCGCACCGCCGAGGTCGGCACCGCCGACAAAGGCCCCGACGCGAAGGGCATGGTGGCCGCAGCGAAGACGCTCGCCGACGTGACCGGCGCCGCCGCCCCGAAGAAGGTCGACGTCACCAGTGGCGGCGCAAGCATCAAGCTCTTCCTCCCCGACGAGACGTGACCCCGACGTCTGGCGCCCGACCACAGCGCAGCGCACGGCCCTCGCGTGCGGCGCCTTCGAGGTGCTCTACGGCGGCGCGGCGGGCGGCGGCAAGAGCGACTACCTGCTGACGGCCCCGGTTCGCTGGGTGCATGAGCGGCGCTTCCGCGCGCTGTTGCTGCGGCGCAGCTTCCCTGAGCTGGAGCGCACGCTTATCGCTCGCTCACGCGATCTCTACGCGCGACTCGGCGCGGCCTACCACGAGCAGCGCCACGAGTGGACCTTCCCCTCGGGCGCGAAGATCGCGTTCGGCTACCTCGAGCGCACTGCGGATGCGCTGCGCTACCAGGGCGCCGAGTTCCAGTTCGTCGGCTTCGACGAGCTCACGCACTTCGACGAGGCGAGCTACCGCTACCTGACCTCGCGCGTGCGTTCGGCTGACGGGCTGCCGCTGCGCATCCGCGCGACGACGAACCCCGGCGGCCCCGGCCACGAGTGGGTGCGCGCGCGCTGGGCCCCGTGGATCGGTGCGAAGCCCGACGCCGCCTCGGGCGAGCGCAGGTGGTACGCCCCCGACGGATCGCCCTCGACGCAAGACGACCCCGAGGCGCTCGCGCGGACCTTCTTCGCGGCGCGCCTCGACGACAACCCCTACCTCGGCGCCGAGTACCGCACGCAGCTCCTCGCGCTCGACCCCGTCACCCGCGCGCAGCTCCTCGAGGGCGATTGGGACGCGACCGTCGGCGAAGGCCGACTCTTTCACCGCGACTGGTGGGCATGGCTCGACGCGGTGCCGACCGACGTCGAGGCGACTGTGCGCGCGTGGGACTTCGGTGCCACGACGGACGGCGACCCGACGCGCGGCGTACTCCTCCACCGTCGCCCAGCCGGCGTGACGCCCCGCTGGGTGGTCGCCGACATCGCGACGGTGCGCGGCCCGCCGCACGAGGTCGAGGCGCTCGTCAAGGCGACGGCGCATCGTGACGGGCGCGGCGTGATCGTGAGCATCCCGCAGGACCCCGGGCAGGCCGGCGTCGCGCAGGCGCACCAGTACCTGCGCGCGCTCGACGGATACCGCGTCGTGACGCGACGGCCGACCGAGAAGAAGGTCGTGCGCTGGGGTCCGGTCTCGTCGCAGGTGGGCGCGCGCAACGTCGCCCTCGTGCGGGGCCCATGGAGCCCGGCTCTGCTCGCAGAGGGCCACGCGGCCCCCGACGGCACGCACGACGACATTCTAGACGCGCTGGCCGACGCTCACGCGGAGCTGTCACAGGGCGTCGCCGCAGCCTCCTACGCCGACACGAAGAAGGCCGCCGGGCGAATCACGCTCGGCGGCTCCTGGTAAACCAATGCCCCCCGCCACCGTCGTACCCCTCGCGCCTCGCGTCGATCGTCGCCCCGCGTCTGCCCCGCAGTCGTGGGCCGACGTGGTCGACGACCGGTGGACCGTGGGCAAGGTGCGCACGGCGCTTACGGCGCACATCACCGGATTCTTCGCTGACTCCGCGCGCCTCGTGGACGCCATGCTCGCGGACGACCGCGTCAACGCCGACACGCGCACGCGCGTCTTCGCGGTGACGGGGCTCCCGTTCAGAATCGAGCCCGCGAAGATCGGCGACCAGCGGCGCGGGAAGCGCATCGCCGCGGACCTCGAGACGCTCTGGCCGCACATCGCCCCGCAGGCCGTGCTGCACGACCTCATCCGGTGGTCTGTGCTCTTCGGGTTCTCGCTCGCCTCGACGTCGTGGGAGACCTCGGCGCGGCAGTGGGTGCCGCGGCTGACGTTCTGGCACCCGCAGCACGCGACGTGGCTCGACTACGACCGCACCCTCCGCGTGCAGACGATGGCGGGCGAGAGCATCATCGCGCCCGGCGCCGGGACGTGGGTGCTCCATGCGCCCGACGGCGCGCGCCCGTGGATGGAGGGTGCCGTGCGCGGCCTCGCGATCCAGTGGCTCGCGCGCCAGTACGCGATGCGCGACCAGTCGCGCGACTCGGAGAAGTACGGCCTCCACATCCTCGGCGCCGTGGTCCCGCAGGAGTCGGACAAGGCCGAGAAAGAGAGCTTCTTCAACGACCTTCGCCGCCTCGGCTCCGAGGGCCTCGTGATGCTCCCGCGCGACCGCGAAGACCGCGGCTTCGACGTGAAGTATCTCGACCCCGGGACGCCCGCGTGGGAGGGCTTCGAGCGCCTCATCGCGCGCTGTGACAGGTCGATTGCGACGCGCATCCTGGGGCAGAACAACACCGCGAGCGCCGACGGCGGCAGCTACGCGAAGGCCGTCGCCCTCGACGCGATCCGGCAAGACCTGCTGGAGAGCGACGCGCGATCTCTCGCGCAGACGCTCTACGCGCAGGTCCTCCGCCCGTGGGCGCAGTACAACTACGGCGACGCCGACCTTGCGCCGCGCCCCGTGTGGGACGCGACGCCGCCGGCTGACACGAGCTCGCTCGCGACGACGCACAAGACCGCGGGCGAGGCCATCGCGTCGTGGTCGACGGCCGCGGCGGCCGTCGGCCTCGCGGTCGACGTGGAGACCCTCGCGCAGACCTACGGCGTGCCGCTGCGCCGCGCTCCGACACCTCCTGCTCCCGTCGCCCCGCCCGCCGAGACGCTGACGGCGCTCCCTGACGACATCGACGCCACGCCGCCCCAGGGCGTGCGAGACGCGCTGCGCCGCGGGCTGGAGCTGCACGCCGAAGGCTACGGCGGCGACGGGCTCGCGCCCGAGACCGTGCCGTGGGCGCGACGGCTCGCACGCGGCGAGGCCGTCTCCGTCGAGAAGGCCCGCGCGACTCGCGCGTGGTTCGCTCGCCACGAGTCGAGCCCCGGCGAGGCCGAAGCGCGCCGCGACGACAAGACCTCGCCTGCGTGGGTCGCATGGCTCCTGTGGGGCGGCGACGCTGGCAAGGCCTGGGCGTCGAAGATCATGCGCCAGGTCGAAGCGCGCGACGCCTCGACCTCCGCTGCGCCCGCCGCCCTCGCGGTGGGGCAGACCTACACCGACGAGCTCGTCGCACGCGGCACCGCGTCGGGCACCCGCGCGACCCGCGCCACGCTCGGCGCCATCGCGGCGCTGATCGAATCCGCTGACAGCCCCGAGGCGCTGCGGGCCGGGCTGCTCTCGCTCCTCGGCGCCGATGACCCCGCGGGCCTCGCGTCGGCACTCGCACGCGCGCAGGTGCTTGCGTCGATGGCGGGCCGCTACGACGTGCTCGACGACCTGTGATCGCCCTCGACGTAGGCACCACCGAAACGCCGCCGCCGCAGTTCGAGGAGGCGGTGCGGTGGTTCCGCGGCCGCGTCCCGATGACGCAGGCCGTCTACGACGCGCTCGCGGCCGAAGCCCAGCGGCGGGCGTTCACGCTCGCGGGCGCCGCGGCCCTCGCCGTGGTCTCCGAGGTGTGGCGCTCGCTCGACGCGACGCTGACCGAAGGGCGCACGCTGCGGGACTTCAAGCGCGACGTGGCCCCCGGGCTGCTCGCGCAGTGGGGCGGCACCGTCGCCTCGCCCGCGTGGCGCATGGAGGTGATCTTCCGCAACGCCACGCAGCGCGCGTACGTGCACGGCCGCGTCGAGCAACTCCGCGACCCCGCGGTCGCACGCACGCGGCCCTTCTGGATCTTCGACGCGATCGGCGACGCGCGCACCTCGGAGATATGCGCTGCGCTCGACGGCACGGTGCTCCGCGCGAGCGACCCCTGGTGGGCCTCGCACACGCCGCCCTGCCACCACGCGTGCCGCTCGACGATCCGCGGGCTGCGCGCCAACGACCCGCGCGTCGCTGCGGCGGGCCCCGCGCCTGACACCGAAGCGCAAGCAGGCTTCGGCGTGCTTCCCGAGGCTGACGATTGGACGCCGCGCGAGGGCGACTACCCCGCCGATGTGTGGGCCGCTTACCAGAGCAACCCGCAGGCGTACAGGGCGCCTGCTGCGCCGGTGCGCAGGCCCGCGACGCAGGCCATGCCCGCGATGCCGGTGCGCGCAGAGCCGGGCACGGCGGCGCCTCTCGCGCAGGTGTTCCGAGAGAACGGCGTCGACGTCGACGCGCTGTCGG